AAGGCGAAAATCGTACTAAATTATGCCTTTATGCGGACGAAGGTGGCCCTTCATGGCGGTGGCATCCCAAGGGTGGGCCAAGTGATAGGGTGACGAAAGTAGCAGTCGAAACTGTACAAAATGCTTTTGCGGATGGTGAGGAGCCCTTTTAATGGACAGTGTAATCGTACCTATTCTCAATGAGGAACTTACAATTTTATCGTTCGTTGTTCCAAAAGATTTTGCTAACCGTATCGAAATGAAAGCGGCAAAGATCATTGAAGGATTTGAAAGTCATCCAAGTGGAGAAATGGATCCGAATAATAAAATGATGCAAAGTATGTCGTTTGTTATCCAAACATCTTTTGATTTCTACGATAATTATATTGAAGAAGTTGATGAAGATTCACTCCCCGATATCGAAGAGTTTGAATGAGCAAATCTAAACAGAAGGGGACTGCTTGGGAAACCGAATGTGTTCGTTATCTCCAGCATTACACAGGCTCAGAGTTTATGCGTCTGCCCTTAGTGGGAACTAAAGACGTAGGGGATATCCGTTGTCTTGACCTACCTGAATTTGTATTTGAATGCAAAAACAGGAAGGATGCGCTCTCGTCTTTATCAGAAATAATGAAAGAAACAGAACAAGAAAGGGTTAATGCAGAAGCAGGCTTCGGTGCAGCTTTAGTTAAACGTCGGAACTTTGGGACCGGCGGTGCTTATGTTGTAATGGAGCTACACAATTTCGCCCAGTTGATTAAGGAGAGAATACATGGGAGAAGTAATCAAATTGGACCTGACACCAAAGAAAGAATTCAAAGATCTGAAAGAGATGTTGAACACTTGGTGGAAGGAACTTGAAAAGAAACCTTTTGGTGTTAAACCAGTAAGGATACGTCACATAGTTGAGACTGCTCATACAGCAGGATGGAGTATTAACGAATGCTATGAGGCTTTACAAATAACATGGGGATTCACAGAAAAAGCATTCGAGACTGCTTTACGTCGGATCGCTGAAGAAAATAAGCCTGTGCAAAATACAAGTAACGTTGCTAGTATCGAGAAGACTTTGCAGGGCATGGAACTAGATAAACGAGAAGCTCTGTCAATGGACGAAAACGTCAAAAGATTGAGAGAACTGAAAGAAAAAATCCACAAGGGCTAACCGAGTTGGGTTACTCGGTTAATGGGGTATCGGGAATTTTCCTCTCCTTTTCTTCCCGATACCCCGCCCTTAACACTCAGCGTGGTAAAATAAAGGGAGCATCGTGATTGGAGAATAGCGATGAACATAACAGTGGAAGAAATGCCTGCTCGAATTGTCGGTGGACCGACAGTCGAAGGATACGCAGTCATATGTGACCGAGCTATTCGAGAATGGGTTCTCAATAAAGATGAAGCCCACCGTATAGCTGAACAAATTAAAAAGGATTCACAAAATCCTGAAGATTACTAATGTTCATGGATGATCTCGGCCACATACGCTGGGAAAAAAAAGATTTTAAAAAGCACGGCACTCTAGCTAAATATTTAATCGGTGAATGCCGTTGTAAAAAATGTAAAGAACGTATCTTAAATACTGATTCAGAACGTTTATTAAAACCTAAACATTATTTTAACTAAACAACTTCAGGACGTATTGGTGTATCGGTCAATCTCTCCCTGCAATAAGAGCGACAGCGTTGGCATTGATAAGACTGGTAAGTCATTGTCCGTGTACGCCTCTTACCTCTCTTTTGCAGCTTATTGTTGCCGCAAGTCGGACATGCATGTGAAGTTGCGTCGATCACGTTTCTATTGGGATGATTTGTAGCCCAAGGACGTAACCGTTCATAGACATCTACTAAAAGATCTACATCTTGTTTGGCATACTTCTTCATAGTTGCCCATGCCTTAGCATCACCCTTCATGCAACCTGCCCATGTTTGAAATCCTCCTGTGACTTCTTTCCCCCCGAGTCCAAGGTGTTCCCCGAGATGTCCAAGTCTGTTGCTATTAAATTTAAAATACCTACGTGCGATCTTTAATGTGTCAACTGTTTGGTAATGCGTAGTCGGCCCGAGATTGTGGTAAGCAAATCGAGCGTTAGCTTTCTTAATATCGAATGCGTCTGAGTTGTGACCTATAACTATGTCAGCTTCATCTAGTAACTGCCAGAGTTTATAGACAACATCAAAATCGTTCTCGGGATCTTCATTATAAAGATCAAAGTCATTCAACGATACAACATGGGTTTTCTTTTCATCTTCCCATTTGTATGAGAAACAAAGTATGTACCATTCTCTCGCATGATCGATGACATCTTGTTGCCATTGGCCCCACACATAACTCAGGTTAGGTGCTGTTTCTATATCAAAAAATAGAACTTTAGCCATGTCCCCTGCGGCTAGTTAGGAACTGTTAAAAGCCGTGCTAATAGAGTACCTTCCCACCACGTTCCATCATCGGATAGTCGTTCAGGTTGCATCTCTAAGCGTTCTATAGTTACCGTTTCAGATCGGTTGCCTTCTTTGTAACTAATTGAGTTACCACTTTCCATCAAACCACGAAGTTTTGTAAAAGTTGAGCCTGCAGCTAACGCTACAGGTGCACCAGAATTACGTGCTGTTAAAACATTTCGTTTTAAAACAACAGGCAAAATAATTTCGTCTATTCGTCGAGGAACAGCTACTGCTGTCAGTTGCCAGTCGTGACAAACAGGGGCTTTGGTTGCGTCACCCGCAGATCGAGTAATCGTAACTGTTAAGTCGTAAGAAATAGCAGTATTTATGTTGTCTGAAAAGGAAAAGCTCTCTGGGATACCGGTTTGTAATGACCCAGAAGAAGGAATAACCGAAGCAGTATTAGCTCCGTTCCGTGCAGTTAAAGTTATGGCACCAACAGGTGTAGTTGTTTCAGAGCCCAGCGTATAGGTGCCTGTTGCAGCGTTGTAATCCACACCCGATGCTGGATAAACTCGTTTAAGATTTTCGTATTGTGAACGATCAAGGTCTATGACACCAGACCGTAAAAGTTTGGGGACAACAGTAGACCAAGTTATTTCGCCAACTATTAGCGAGCCAGAAGCTACTCGTTCGTTGTTGTAGTGCTCTCGTTGTAGTACTGCATTACCCGAACTTTCGATACCCATAAATAATTTAGGAGAACCGGAGTTTCTGATTCGTGTTAAAGAAGTTATTTTATCTGAAGCTGTAGCTGACGCAGCAGAAACAAGATCGGTTGCGTAAGCAGGTACAAGTGTGTCGGTGAATGTTGCCAAGTTCGCTCTATAAGCAGTTCCGTAATTAGTGCCCCACCACATGAATTTTTCATCTGCTTCTAGTGCAAATGCTTCACCACCTGTATCTATAACAGGCCCAATTGTTACACCAGATGAAGTTTGATCTATTAATCCAAGACGAAAACCAAGGCTTGTAGCAATGCCAAGAACCCCACCATAAGCAAGTATCTCATTGATCGTTTCGTTGCGAGGTAAAGAAGCTGAAATAGTGGGAGTTGTTAAAGTTCCATCTGCCGCACTAACACCTACATAATAAATAGAACCAGAATGATCTGTATTAGCTGCAGCATAAATACCATTAGCTCCAGCAGTAACAGAAACCCATTGGCTAGAACTAATTGGTAAAGCGTAATCAAGAGATGATGATGCTTTTGCCCCACTTGAATCTAATTCAAATATTGAATTGTCATCTGCAGCGATGATGCGTCCTGCCACAATTTTTATAAGATTCGGGCTTAAAGAACCAAAAGAACTAGTCGAACCTGAACCTATTGTCGTTTTTTCTGCAGTTATTGAGCCATCAAAACCTATATATACGTCAGTGCCGTCACTTGTAAGGCTGGTAATGGTGCCACCAACAGTTATTCCTGCACTTGCATTCCAAGTTGGAGCAGAACCTTCAGGATTTGCTGTCCAAAAAAGTTTGTTGGCTTGCCCAACGTAAATGTATTCATTTCCAGATGAATTAGTTACAGCTAACGTGAAAATTTCACCTGTTGTGAATGAAGGTGTGTTAGTGCCATCTGGGGATTCAGTTATAGGGAGTAAAGTGATTTGTCCTTTAGTCCAAATGTCAATTCCTGAAGAAGAATAAAATCTTTTTCTATCGGAATCTTCGTTGTCTAAATAAAGCTGTCCTGCCCCATACGACCAGTCTGTTTGTGAGCGAACCCACGCACCAGTGGTATCTAAAGTATTCTCGCCAGCTTCTCGACTGTTGTCTCGCTGTTGACGAGACACTGGAACCGTTGTACGACGATACTGAGTAGTGTCAACTAAATAAGAGACACCATCTAGTTCAACTGGCAACGATTCAGCGTTAAAACTCACGACCAGTACCGACCCCAATTACCAACTGGTCTACCTGACGAGTTGTCTTTAAGATTTTGAGGGTACATAGCTGCTAATCGTGCTGATTCAGCTTCTAAACGAGCCCTTCTGCGTCCCATTAGATCTCTAAAAGACGCTGAGATAGCTCCGGGGGGAACTTCTTCTGCCATTCTTGACGTTCCTTCAGCATCTAAAAACTCTCGACGTATAGGACGAGTGGTCATTAATGCCATAGCTGCTCCAAGCGGAGGCAAATCATAAGCGGTTGACGAAATACCGATAGATGACAAAGTAGTAGTTCCATCAGTTACTGAACCGAATGGAGATTTATAGAGAACTGTTACTTTTTTACCGGGCCATGCTGCTCCGTAAAGTATGAGAGCCATGCCGCTAGAAAACGTAGCTGTATCTCTATTTCGTTTTAATTTCCAAGAACTAACTACTGGTTCTCTGGCTTCTACTCCAATTTCAGCGTATGTCACTGAGTAAATTGATTGAACATCTTCGTTTGTTAAACCGGCAAGATCGTAGCCATCGACAGGAGCGTTGTATGTAAAACTTGTCGTTTTCATTTGGAATAAACCAGAATTTGGTGCAGAAAGATCACTTAAATCATGATTTAAAGCATCGATAATACGATGTGTAGGAAATTTAGGTGATACACGAACGATTGAATTGACCGCATGTCCAGTCGCAGAAGCTGTTGAGCCTCCATAACCCCTAAGAACATTCACAGTTGTGCCATCTACTGAAGTGACATACATCAATTCTTCATTTATTTCTATAATGACACCTTTTACGATCCCTGAATTAGCAGCCTCGCTAATAGTAAAAGCAGTACTTGTATCGTTTGTAACAACAGGAGCAGAAACAAGTAAAAGTTCTTCAACATAACCAGACAAAAGCATGTCTCGGGTTTCGTCAATCCATATTTGTGCGGTTGTCATTAGCTACTCCCAAGAACGTCATTCAATGCACGCTCTTTACGTTTTTTTTCAGACTTTGGCCCTTCAAGAAGAGTACCCGCTTTAATTTCATGGGGAGTTAAGGCTTCCCGTTCCATTTTGGCAGCGCCGTCAATGCTCTTAGGCTGAATACCTTCAGATCGGAGGCGTTTATAGGCTGCCATATCCCTTTCTTTGTCTCTTTCTTTAGCTTTACTCCCAGACCAATCGATCGCTTTTCCATCATGCATACCTCTTGTTGGTGTAGCTGATGCAGAGATGTGTACTTCACCGAAGTATTTGCGAACTACTCCCTTGCAAACATCACAAACTCCATCGTAGGTTTCATCAAACCCGTGACGGATCTCGTGGCTTAAGCCACAGTCGAGACATCGGTAACAATAAATTGGCATTATTCTGGTCCTGCGTTAAATGAATAGCCAGCAGCAGCTAAAACGGATACTTCTGTAGATGTTAAATCAGTTGGGCTTTCATGTCCCCCATATATCCAACGAGTAACAGTATCCCAATCTGGTGGTAAATATGCTTGAACGGTTGTGCCATTTACTATAAATATATTTGTTCCTTTTTGCCCCGGAGCGAAATGTCTCATAAGAGCATAAGCAGCAGGTGAACTATCTTGTGGGTTTATAGCTCTTGGCAACGTATTTTCGGTAGGCATAACTAACCGCTCATACATTTCTATTGTGCCAATTACAAAATCTATAGCTATAACTGCTGGCGTAGCAGTAAAGTTTGCACTAACTGTAGGTGAAGGTATTGCTGCACTAGCAGAAATAACTCCCGGTGTCGCATCCACAGTGACGTAGAGCGAGTGGCCGGGGAACGTCGCCGCAGTCGCCACTGTAGCCGGTGTAGCGACCGCTGAGATTGCTGCCGCAGGCAGGGTAGCTGGAACTTGTATGCCAGCGTGTACGACGATTAGGTTGGCAGTAACTGTTGAAACAATTACTACCGGACAGGCAACCGTTGATGGAGTAACTGTTGCCGGGACCGACGGGCCAGCCGAGAACGTCGTCGTAACACCGATTGTGGCCGGTGTCGCAATCGCCGCCACAGTAAAGCCAGTATCGGTAGGCTGAGAATAGCTAACACCCGACTGGCTGTAATCCACCAAGATACGGTTGTCTGGTATCGAGGTGTCACGTTCGTTGTAGTCGAACCCGGTCTTGTTATAGTCATAACCTGCGCTATACGCTACGCCACCCGGACGTTTTGGTGTGTAAACATATGCAAACGTGAGTGACAAATCCGCTGAACACGCAACCGTGCTAGCAGATATTGTCACATCACGTTTTACATAAGTGAAATTGGGTTCGTTGTACTGAATCCCTGATTGACTGTAGTTATAAGTACCCGGATATTGTGGGGCGTAGTCGAACCCCGGCTCTTGATATTCAATCTCGTCTTTGTTGTAAGGATTGACAGCAGGTGGTGAAGGCACCGGGAAGCCTCATCTTTCTAGCTGGTAATTGCTGCTGTTTCTGGATCTCCCACTTTTCTGGCAGCAACAGCCTTACCAATAGATACAAGGGCCGCAACACCGGCGACCTTCAATGAGTCAGACCAATCTGGTCCGGGCACTGCCATCGCAGCTACCCACGCCTGAGCGAAGGTAGAGATAGCACGCTCTAATGAATCTTTAATAAAACGCTGGTTGAACAACTTCTTGTCTCCGTATCTGCATAGCCGCCCAAGTCTTTGGACCAACTACGCCATCTGCAACAAGCCCTTTGGCTCGCTGCCATTGTTTTACCTTGGCGAGTGTACCACGCCCGTATATTCCGTCGGCTAAAGCTCCTACTACTCGTTGAACATGGACAACTGCTTGGCTCCGAGAGCCTTTGCGTAGTGTTCCGGGGAACTGGACAAGCCCATCCTCTGGTTCCTTAGGTAAAGTCATTACAGGAATGCTTGTGACCATGCGTCGTTGAATCATTCCTCGAAGCTCACTCATTGAGAACGAGGGATCAACCTTACGTGAAGTCCATTCTTTGTGGCCTATCACAGCACAGTCAGGGTTCCATTTATGCCCGTCGCACAGAAAGGCGCACAACTCTACGAGTGCGTCCATCTGAGCCTCGGGTATATCTTCTCCCAACCCGTCATTAATAAGAGAAACACCTATTAAACGAGAGTTAGCGCTGATCTTACCGGGACTTGTAGCGTCCCCTACTACCGGATTGTTCTGCTGCATCCGTGTCAACACAGCTTGTAAGCCTCGGCCAGCGTGGTTAGCTTTCACGTTCTCAGCCGTCAACTTGACAATGACACCATCACGTTTGATGATGTAGTTGTATAGAGGTCCGGGTACCTTGTTGACTCCTCGTACACACATTGCGATCACGTTGTCGGGATCTGCGTTGCGGTTTGAGGCAGTGTGGTGGACGACTATGCCGAATGGTTTGAGTGGCCGTCCGGTGTTGACTTTGCCGGGTGCGTCTACGAGTTTCATTCTGGTTCAGGAGCAGGGGATTTCTGGTCCCAGTCCTCAATCAGATCATCCCACCACCAAGTATTAGGTGGTTCGCCATAGCCATCTGGGTAAGGTTTGTCGGCAGGTGGACCCCACACATAGTCAGCATCTAACACCCAGCCATTATGTGGAGATGCAGGATAAAACAATCCAAGAGGATAACCGTCTGCTTCTGGAACAAACGTCGAACCAATAGATGCCCAATTTTTTCGGATGTTATGTGCGGTTTCGTACCACCCAGACCACCCTAAATCTACAGGAGTGCAGTCATCTTCAAATACGGCACGATTAACCACAATGTTGTTTTCGTCTACTTGTGCAAAAGTTCTCATCAGCTATCCATCCGTTAAGTAACGCACGATCAGCACACCAGCTTGGGGATTTTGGTTGTGGTAACCTGCGCCTCGCCCATAAGCACTAGCAGGAGGATTTTGGTCACTATTGCCTCCATCACCACCGCTACCATATACATTGCCATCTAACCACGTATAACCAGCGACACCTTCTACGCTGCCAGCCGTGTTCCCACCGCCACCACCGCCACCGCCACCTACGTTGTTATAAGAGTTGAAACTTCCCCAACCATTACCTGCCTGATGGGTACTCCAAGTACCTCCACCGGTACCGGTACCAGAACTGTAAGTTTGTTGGCCGTAGCCGGGACCGCCAGCGCAGTAGCCGTACCACACACCGCCTCCACCGCCTGCTCCACCTGCACGCTGGTAAGGAGTTACCTGACCGGCGTTAGTTCCCGATCCGCCAGCAAAACAGGAACCCCAACCGCCGTAACCACCGTAGCCTCCGCCACAGGCATAAAGATTCCAGCCAGCTATATTAATAATGGTGTCACCACCATTATCGTCAGATGACGTATCGCCAGCATCGCCAATAGTCAAAGAATATGTACCGGCTTCTACTTCGATTCCAGAACCAGCAAGAACGCCGCCGCCACCAGCACCGCCAGTGTTACTGCCACTTAGCGCTCTAGTGCCACCGCCGCCACCGACTAATAGCAAATCAATTTCGCCGCCAGTAACACAAGTAACCGTCCCACTTGACGCATACGTCACATAAGTGTAATCACCGACAATAGAGCTAGACCCACCAGAAAATTCCACTGGGGCACCACCACTACCGGCGGCTCCCATTATTGCGGCTTTACTCGATCCGAACGGCATAACAATCCTCAGCTAGTGATAGCAGCGATTTCGTCGTCAGTTAAACCAAGATCTTTAAGTTTCTGGTTACCTGACGCTTTATCCGTAGCAGTTTTCTCAGCCGCAGCTTCTTGTGCAGCCGCTTCCTCTTTGTGACGAGCAGCCATAGCTTCAGCTTCAGCGATTTCTTCTGCGGTATAAGGGACAAATCGTTCCTCACCGGTAGAACAATCAACTATCAATTTATTCATTGCCGACATTAGGCAACCTCATTCCGTAATCCGTAAAGCCAAAATGTTGAACCGACACCCCAATAGGCACCGCTAGATGGCACTAAATCAATTTCGTGGACATTAACCGTGCCTCCGGTAACATCCATCGCCCCACCACTAGTGCTTCCTCGATTAAGCGAGGTGCTGCTGTAGTTTGAACCAAAACTATTACCAGACATAGACCAATAATTCACTACATCGCCACGGTCAGAGCTTGCGCCTCCGTAGCAACCATAGATGTTACAGAATCCGCCGCCTGCAAAACCATTCGCACCCCCAGCGTTATAAGCATCAGCACCCTGAATTAAACTGCCTTTGAATCCAGCATAGTTATTTCGTTGCTGGTTGACGTTCGTGTCGGTACTGGCGCTATTAGCCGGTGACCAAAACCATTGAGAATAGTAGTAGTTACTTGTGACGTTATTGATATAAATTATTAAGTCATCGCTATAAGTGGAATATTCAGAAAATGCTGTCCACACCACACGAAGAACATCGTAATTAGTACCAGAACTAGATGTTGAAGCAGGCTGAATCGAGCTAAACGTCACACCGCTAGTCGAGCCACTCGAAACTGTTTGTTTTTGTATCGCTACCCAGTTGCTCATTATGGTTCTCCCCATCCGAATACACGCAAAGTGCAACCAGTTTGCATATTGTTCCCACCCATATTGACACTGATTTTGTTTATAGCTTCAGTCCACGGGAAACTACCTGTAGATACGAGCATGTTATTCCCAGCACCAGTTGTGGTCGTTTCATCTATAGTACCGCCGTAAGAAGTCCATTGCTTTTTTCTAGTTGTGCTGGCATAGCCATAAACATCTAATATCGCTATGCCCTGTACATCATATGGGCTGAGGCCGTTGTGTTCACCAAAATAAAAGCTGTCAGCAGATCCCTCATTACCAGTAGTCCACGGGTAAGAACCAGCGGTTCCACTAGCTATCATCATCCCAAACTCATAAAGACCTTCGCCTACGCCGCCGCCCTTATCGTTAAAACGACCCAGCCAATAACCGGGATTAGCTGTATGGTATCCGGGGCCAGCAATAATACATTGCAAATGTGCATAGGAGGCCGGGATATTCTCGACCTCTAACGCAGTGGTGGTGTTGTTGGGAGCCTGAGCTTCACCAATTAATTCGTAAGTCATTTCGTTCCCCCAATCCCACACAACGTAAAGTGCGAACCGGCATAAAAGTTGGTACTGGAGCTATCAGGGGCAATGGAAATAGTTGTTCCCGAAGTGTTGCCACTGCTACCTACCGCAGCACTTATGTACCAAGAAAAAGAATTAGGGACACTCGAAGAATGCTGTCCCAAAGCGCCCCTATGGAAATTATCATCTTGCCAATTTGGGAAATATATCCATCCCCCAGCAGATTGGGCATACCAATCTGCGCTGGAGGGATAGCTTCCACCTGAAACCCACGGGGCATTATATGTGTATTCCTGAAAGGCACCCATATTTTGTCCAGACAACCAGCTATGAGTATGGAAGTTGGTGTCAGTGGAATGAGTAGTACCTGAATACCACAGATCTTGCCAGTTGTTTCCGGAGGAACTCCCTACCACAAAATATTGCAATACAAGAGTCCGATAGGTGCTCGCAATCGAACTAACATTTGTAAAACTGACTGTGTTTGTATTCGTTGAAAGCGTCGTTGTATACAGAACATCTAGTGTTTGACCACCGCCACCACTCCCGGCAGCACCTAAGACTGTTGCTTTAAATGCGCCTAGAGGCATCAGTAATCCTTATGCGAAATCTTGGCCAGCTACAAACCCAAACCAACGAGTACCACCATCAACAGTAGTAAACGCTAGAACATCAAACTTGTCTGCCGTAGTCGTCAAAGTCGGAGCAGTAGCAGCAGCCCACTTAACCGAAGCAGGCCACGTAGCGGTACGAGAACCCGTACCATCTTGTTCCAAAATCAAAGTAAAGGAACTTGAATCACCAGTAGCAACCGGATTCGAGAACGTAAAGG